TTGCTCGCCCTGCACCTCGCGCCGGTGCAGCGTTACGATGATCGTGTCGTCTGGTGCCGGGCTCGCCACGACGTTGCCCGCGTAGCGGGCAAGCGCGCTGACGGCCGTGTTGCCCGTGACGCGGATCGCGCTTGGCGCGACCCCCTCCGCGACGAGGTTAGCGTAGGCCGTGCTGGTTGGTGCGAGGTGCCACGACGCAACGCGAGCAATGGCCACACGCGTTGTTTCTTCTGGCCACGGGTCGTTCAGGTCGTGCGAGCGCACGCCGGCCTCGACGTGCGCGACCGGCACGCCCAGCAAGCTCGCGGTGATCGCGCCGACGTGCGCGCTCATCGTGTCGCCTTGCACGACAACGACGCTTGGCTGGGCTTGCCGGATGTATGCGCCCAGCCGCTCCTGTGCCACCGTCATCCATCGCGCGACGTTTCCGTCGCTCGCCAGGGCGAGCGTGTCAGACCCAGCGAGGTCCGTTTCGGCCGGCGTTCCCACCAACAGCGTGGTGTGTTGGCCGGTCAGCACGCAGCGCCACGGCGCGCCTAGCGCGGCGAGCTCTGCCGCTACTGGCCCCAACTTGATACACTCTGGGCGGGTTCCGGCTATCAGTAGGATGTCAGTCACTCAAACCTCATAAAGTTGCCTGTCTCGTCGTATGTCATCGTCACGTAAGAAAGCAGCTCTCCTTCCGCAATCACGGGAAGCCCAACGCCACGCAGTTTAAGATAGGCTATCTCGCGCTCATTTCTTTCCCAATCGTTGAAGCGAATGCCCTCTATTACGACGTCTGTAGGTAGCCGTAATAGGTCGGCCAGCAAGCCCAAGTCGATCTTGACGATGCCAAGGCGGTTCCAGGCGCCGCACAAGGCCACCTCAGCGCGACGAGCTTTCTGCTTATTAGTCACTTGGCTCCTCCCCAACCCGCTGAACCCGAACGCACGCCCTGCCATTTTGGCGTCTCCACCGCTGGGCGAGCTCCTCGTGCTCGTCGCAGAGCTGCAAGCCATTATGGTGGGTTTGCCCGCACCAGACGCAGACGTTTTGGGTCGGGACAATGGGCATGGGACACGCCTTTTTTCGAGGGTTTGATGTCCCACGCTTAACTCGTTGTCGAGCAAGCACTTAGACCGTGGGACATGCCAGTTGGTACATACTTATATAGAAATAAGTCTCACCGGCTGGCATGTCCCACCGGGTCGTAGCCGTCAAGTTGGTCGGCCCACTCGTAGGTCGTGCCCGCCCTCCGCATTCGTTGGAACATCTTGCGAACCGTGTCTACTGGCACCCCAGAACGGCCTGCCACATCCTTGAAGACATCCATGGCTGACTTGGGCTGGAAGCGCTCGCTGGCTGGCACGCACCTTGGCCACGACTTGAGCAGGAACTGGTAGGGCGTTTCAGCCCGGAACAAGCCGAAATCGTCGCGTTCCAACTCTAGAATCTTGAAGCCGGCGGGCTCGATTCGGCATTTTCGTGCGTGTAGCCGAACCAGCCCATGCGAGTCGGTCAGTCGGAGCGACGTGCTCGCCTTGGCTTCCCACGCCGTCGCCCCGCTAAAGGCATCCGGGTCGTCTTCGCGCTCCTCGGCCCGTTTGTACGGCGATTGCTTGCGCTCATGCAGCAAAAACACGAATACGCCGTTGGGGACTAGCGAGCGGAAGCGCGCAATCACCGTTCGGGCCTCAGCGTTGATGTCGTCGATGCGCCCTGGAACGTAGGCGTCTGCTGCCGTGTCGACGATGATCGCCAGCGGGCTGGCTTGTTGAATGGCGGCCTGAAGCGGCTCGTAGTCCCGCCCTGTCAGCACGTCGAGCGACAGTAGCTCGTCTGGTGTCGGCACGATGATGCGCTCATTGGGCGGCATTCCCCCAGTCCCAGCGCGCCGCATCAGCATCTTGAACTCGCGCGGGGGCATGTCCAAGTTGAGGTAGACGACGCTGCCGGTCTGCGCTACCGGGTGGCCAAGCCAGTCCTCGCCAGTCGTCAGCGCGTGCGCCAGTTGCCACGCCAGCGTGCTCTTGCCAACGCCCTGCCGCCCGTACAGCAGCAGCGTAGAGCCCCGCACCACGAACGGCTCTACGACCCACGCGGCCGTGTCGCTTATGGCCTCGTAGAAGGCTGGCGAGGGAACGAGCTTCACTTAGTCCGCCGCTACAATCAGCCTGCTTGGCGTCCCGTCGTTTTTGACCGCCAGATGCACATGCTTGTCCCGCGCGCTGTATACAAGCTCTAGCTCTATGCTGATCCCTCGGTCGCAGGTCTCCGCCACCGCAAACACGGCGTCCACTAGCCTCCAGGCCAGCTTGTCGTCCGCCGGCCACCGCAGGTCGAACGCCCGCCCCCGCACGTGCCACGAGGTCGGCGAGCCGCCTGCCGCCGTGTTCTCGGCGGTTGTGCGCGCATCGCTCGTCACGACTAGCGGTGCTCCGTATTGCGTGCGGACCTCTTGGAGAAAATCCGCCGCGTCCTGCTCGACGAGCTCTGAGTGCCGGAACTCGCTGAGCTTGAAGTTGGGAAGGTCACGCATGAGTGGCATGCTGGGCTAGCTCCATCACGGCCAAGGCCGCGATCTTGAGGGGGTCGTCAGGGCACGCTCGTGCTAGCTCCGCCGCCCGCAAAGCGACGAAGAGCAATTCCGCCCGCCCATAGTAGCGTGCGCGCTGCTGATCCGCAATAGCCTCTACGGCCGCATGCACAGCAAGGTCGTCTTCTGGCGCGTTGGCTTCGCGAAGGGCGAGCCGGGCGGCCCGCTCCAGTTCGGTGCGGGTAAAGAGCTGCGGCACCCCCGAAGTCTAGTGTGGCTGGCCGCCACCGGCAACCTGCGCTAGATTGCATACATGACCCGCCGCAGGCCCCTCTCGGCGATGCTCCCAGAGATCGTGCGGACGCGTGCCGACATCCAGCCCACTAAGCGCTTGCCTATTTGGGCGCTCAAGTTCGCCGCGTGGCGCATCGCCTGCCCGTACACGCCAAATCGGCAGGAGCAGGAGCTGGTCGCGACGCGCCTCGCCAACGAAGGTATTGATCGGACGTCGCAGCGCGAAGTCAAGATTGGCTACGCCCAGATCAAGCGCCTTCGCACGGATGCTCGCTGGCAGGAATACGTCCGCGTGCTCGAAGACGGCGGCATCATGGCGGCCCGCCAGCTCTTCGTCGACGACCTGCCCGCCTACGTTGCACTCCATCGCTGGGGGGCCGAGGAAGCACGCAAAGCCGGCGACTACAAGACCATGCCAGCCTTCACCGTGCCGGCGCTGGACCGTGCAGTCCCCAAGCGCACGGAGGGCTTGCCAGCCACCCAAATCGCCATCGTGCTGGCCCCTGAGCGCATCGCTGGCTTGCGTCGCGAAGCCGAGCCCGTCGTGAGCGTCGAGGTCTTGCCTGTCGGAGCCGATGCAACGGCCGACTGAAGGTCGCGCCTGCCCAGCGTGCTCACGCTCGTGGTTTCGCGGCCCCCGCGCGAGTGTCCGCATCCGCGACGTGCCCGCGCGCGACCCGGAGCCAACACGCCTGGTTCGTCGCTCCGCACGCGAGTTCTTCTGCCCCGGCTGCTCGATGACATATCGTGTCGAACGCGACGGCTGACCTGACGTTCGCGCAGGGGGACGCGGAATGGCTGCGTCTTCGCGCAAAGTCCCTCGCCGACCTCTACTGGTTCTGCGAGAACGTGCTCGACTACGGCTCTCGCATTCCCATGACAGTCCCCGCGCACCGCCTGCTGTGCGACTTCGTCGCCGGCACGACGGGCGAGCCTGCCCTCGACGGCGCTCGTTACCGCAAGCTGGAACTTCCGCGCGACTGGGGCAAAACCACCCTCGTCACGCAAGGCTACGTCATCCAGCGCGTGTGCGCCGACCCAGACATCAGCGTGCTGATCGCCAACGAGAAAGAGCAGAACGCGAAGGATTTCCTCGCCGCCATCAAATGGCAATTCGAGTCTAACGAGCTCCTGCGCGCCCTCTTCCCCGAGGTCATCCCGCCGGACCTCAACGAGACGACGTGGAGCGCATCGCGGATCGTCGCCAACCGCTCGTCAGGGCGCAAGGAGCCCACGGTCTTCGTGATTGGTGTTGGTGGCACGGTGACGGGCATGCACCCCGACCTGATTGTCGTGGATGACATGATTTCGCGCGAAGCCATGGAAAACGCGCGCGCCGGTAGCTGGCAGATCATGCACCAAGTCAACCGCTGGATTAACCAGCTCGACCCGCTGGTGAACAAGAACCATCCCAAGCACGGCGTCATTTTTATTGGGACGCGTTGGTGGCACGGAGACTCGTACGAGCACGTCGAGCGCGCGTATGGCTACGGTGAGACTCCGACGCTCTACAGCCTGCGCTGCAAGCTCCCAAGCGGCGAAACCCAAGTCATGCACGCCCAGCGCATGGGGGACCTCGCCATCTATCGCCGTCAAGCAATAGAACACGCGCGCAGCGCCTTCCCCGAGAAGTGGTCGCTCGACGACCTCGCTAAGATTCGCGTCCGCGACGAGGCCCTGTTCGCCTGCAACTACATGAACAACCCGTCGGATGAGTTGACGGCAACCTTCAAGGCGGAGTGGCTGCGCTACTACGCTTGGCTCGACGATTCGCAAGTCACCTTCACGGATGGGGCTGGCACGAAGAAAGTCGCGCGCATTCGCGACCTTGACGTGCTGTTCTTCGTTGACCCCGGCGGCTTCGGCACCCGCCAAGTCGAGGACCGCGCCCGTGCCGCCATTGTCGTGATCGGCAGCGACGGTGCTGGCATGCACCTTGTGCTGGACGTCTACAGCGAAAAGGACACCTTCCTTGCGTGCATCCAGCAAATCGTCTCGTGGGTCACGCGCTATCAGCCGCGCAAGCTCGTCATCGAGCGCGCCGGCCAACAAGGCGCGTTCATCCAGCTGGTTCGCGAACACTTGGCGCAGGCTGGCCTCGTCGCGAGCATTGAGGAAGTCCGGCCGACTCGCCTGCAGAAAGAGATTCGCATTCTCGGCCTGGAGCCCTACTTCCAACGCGGTGAAATCCTGCTCGGCAAAGGCCCCAACATGCACGAACTGCGCACCCAGTACAGGCAGTTCCCGCGCGCCGCCCGGCTTGATGTTCTCGACGCGCTTGCTTATCTTCCAAATCAGGCCAGAAAGTCGCCTGGCGGGGTCCGCAGCTCGGCTCAGCGCCGCGCCGAGGAGCTCGCCATCTACCGTCAACGACGAGGGCTCACGCATGTCTAAACACGGCCGTTCAGGCAGCAAGCACAAGTCATCGGACTCGTACAATGATGCCGCGCTGGGCGAGACACCTCCTCGCCAGGGCTACTCGGGCGACTTCAAACGCGGCAGCGAACCTCTGGCTAGCGCTGTGGGTCGTCCTGCTGGCGTGCGCGTGGCTGATGGCACTGAGTCTCCTCGCGTCGACGTCGAAACGAAAGCGGCCGGCGACGGGCGCGCCAAGTCCAGCCCCAACAAGCGGCGCCAGCCCGCAGCCGTTACTTCCTATCAAGACGGGACTGTCTAAGGTGGCAAGAAACAACAATGAACACGTCTGAGCCGTGCGCTTGGGGACAACACGACTTTTCAATCAAAGCTGGCGAGTGGTGGCTGTCTGTTTTCCCCCCTGGGACAGAGTGTAGGCTATGTGGTAGGATTAAAAGACTGCGGGGGACAACTGCCCCCACGGTTCACGGTCAACCTTACACTGCCGAGGAATACTAATGGGACGAGCCAAGACACAAGCGAAGCGGCGCGGTGGGCGTAAGCCAATCGGCTCCAAGCCCTCGCCGGCTCACGCTGGCGGCGTCAGCAAGTTCTCTGGCACGGAAACGCGTGACCCGCGCGGCGGCCCGAAAGGCCCCTCCGACCCCTCGGCCCGCAAGGTCGAGTGGTGAGAGCTTTTTAGCGCTCGCCTGCGAAGTGGGCACTCACTCATGATAGATATTGGCCTCGGCCTCGTCGTTCGCGCCGCTAGGCGCATTCTTCCCGCGCTCGGCAGGCTCGGCAAGGGCAAAGCCACGGTCGCAGGGGTCGTCGCGGTCGTTGCTGCCGCCGGCAGCAAGCAGCTCCTCGGCGACGTCATCACCTCCGAAAACGTCGTTGAGGTCATCAACGCGCTCGCCACCGTCGTCCAGGCGCTCGGCGTCGTGATTGCCGCCTTCGGCTTCGGGCGCAAGGCCCGCGAAGCGGCGCTGCGTGATGGCTGAGCCCATCAAGTTCGCCCCAGGGCGCGAAGCCCGCCTGGTCGAGTGGCTGCACACAGAGCTGCTCGACGCGGGGACGGCGCGCTTAGGCCTTGAGCGCCAGTGGCGCGATTGGCTGAGTCAGTACCGCCCGGCCGCCAAGCAGTCAATTAAGAGCTTCCCCTACGAAGGCGCCGCGAACTACGTGCTCCCCATGACCGCGACGGACACCGACGTGCTCTACGCGCGCTTCATGCAAACCATTCACGCTCCAGAGAACATCTGGACGGTGTCGCCGCTCAACGAGCGTTGGAAGGACGCCGCCAAGCCCCTGCAGGACTTCCTGCAAATCCTCGACCACCGCCTACTCAAGATGTATCGCGTCGACAAGCGCGCGTTCCTCGAAATGGTCAAGCTGGGCACTGCGATCTACAAGACCGGCTGGCACTACGAGTCCCGCCCTGTCTGGACGTACGACGCGCTCGGTGCCCGCGTCAAACGCCAGCGCATCGTCTCGGCCCCGTTCGTCGACCACGTTCGTCTCGCCGACTTCTTGCTGCCCGGCTACTCCTATGCCATCCAGCCAGACGAGCAGGGCGGCGCGCCGTGGACGGCCGAGCGCCTGCGCATCCGCGTTGACCGACTGCGCTCCATGGCGTCCGCCAGCTCGCCTTTCCTGCCGAACATCGACAAGGCGAAGCTGGATTTCGTGCTCAAGTTCGAGGAGAGCGGGCGGCCAGCGCACGACGTCAAGATTCAGGAGCTGGACTTTGTGCGGCGCGGCGGCCCCAGCTCGCCGACCAAAGAGACCGGCGACGACTTCGACAAGGACAGCGAGCGCGGAAGCCCCGGAGGGGCTACCACGCACTTGCCCCGCGAAATCGAGCTGTGGGAAATCCACGCCCGCTTCGCCACGCAAGGCGACAGCGAAGACGACATCATCGTCTGGTATCACCAGCCAACGCGCACGCTCCTGCGTAGCGTGTACGCCTTCTATCACCACGGCCAGCGCCCGTATGACCCCATTCGCTACTTTCCTGGCGACGGCTTCTACGGCATTGGGCTGTGCGAGCAAAAGGAAGTCTTTCAGGCGATGTCCAGCGAGCTTTTCAACTTCACGTACGACAACGTCTTGCTGGCCAACTCACGCATGATCGTGGCGAGGGCTGGCGCCAACATCTCGCCGGGCGAGCCCGTCTACCCCTACAAGGTCTGGCTGACTGATGGCGACGTTCGGCAGGACTTCGGCGTTTTCCCGATGGCGGACATCTACAGCTCGTTGCCCGTACTGCAGCAGCACATTCAAGCACTTGGCGAGCGTCGCACAGGGATTAGCGATATCCAATTGGGAAACATGCAGCAACTTCCGGGGCGTACGCCTGCGACTACGATGCTGTCCCTCCTCCAAGAGGGAAACCGTCGTCCCGATCTTACCATCAAGGACATGCGCTACGAAGGCCTGAGCATTGTCGGCCTTCGCCTGATTCAGCTCTGCCAGCAATTCATCAGCTCGCCGGTCGACCTCGATGGCGAACGCTGGCTTCAGCTCACAGTTGACATGCTTGGCATGCCGGAAGGCGCCATCGTGGCTGAGAAGCTGGCCACGCCCCTGGAGCCCGCCGAGTTCGGCGTCGGTGTCTCGCTTACCGCGACCAGCGGCTCCGCCAACAAGGAAGTCGAGCGCCAAGGCGCGCTTTCGCTGCTCCAGCTCGCCACGCAAGTCGCCCCCCAGTTCATCCAACTCGTCCAAGTCGCCATGCAATCCGCTGGCACGCCCCTGAGTGACGTCGCGCTGCGCTCAGCCCTTGGCCTGCAAGAGCTGTATAAGCGGGTCCTCGAACAGTACGACGTTCGCAATATAGAGGAAGTCTTGCCCTTGTCCGACCAAATAGCTGCGCAAGGCGCCGCAGGCACCATGCCCATGCAAGGTGGCGCGCCGCAAGGCAATGGAAACGGCGGGCTGGACTTGGCCGCGTTGCTTGGGGGCCAAAATGCTCCGTAACTGGCTGACCAACTTGCTGCGGCGCAAACCGCAGGCGTCGCCACTCCCTCTAGGGCTTTCGGAGACAGAAGTACAGGCGCTCAAACAGCTGGCGGGGAGCCCTCACTGGAAGCACTACTTGCGAGCCCTGGAAGCGACATGCGAGCGCCAGGTGGCGGAGCTCGCTAGTGGCCTGCCCCACGACCGTTACCTGTTCACCTGCGGCGCACTCTACGCCTTGCGCCGCCTGTACACCCTGACGGACGACGTTCTCGCCGTCACCCAAACCATCAAGGAGACCGCAGATGCCCGACAACGCGCTAGTGCCGAACGACAAGGCCGCGCCAGCAACGTCTTCCTCAACACTCCCTGGTACGACCAATACGTTCGCGACCGGGTCGACGCCGAGCGCGCCAGTCGCTCCTGAGCCCTTTCGCTTCGGGGGCGAGGCTCCCGAGTGGGCGCGCGGCAAGACCTCGCAGGAAGTGCTAGGCATAGCGTCGAAGCTCGTTGACGCGGTGGGCTCCTATGGCTCGCCTGCTGCGCAGGCCGCGCAGACCCAGTATACTGCCGCGCAGCCAGCGACTCCACTGCCCGCCATCGACGACGCCGACTACATCACGGGTGCCCAGCTCCGTCAGGTGCTCGCCAACGTCGCCACGCAGGCCCAGCCCGCCCTCTCGCAAGGCGTCGAGCTGGGCGCCTCGGCGAACTTCGCCTTCGTCAAGCAGCAACACGCCGACATCTTTCGCAAGTACGGCCCGGAAGTCGCGCAGAAGCTGGCTACCGTCCCCAAGCACATGTGGACCCTTGACAACTTGGAAACTGTCGTTAAACTTGTAAAGGTAGACCACCTCGACGAGATCGCGCGCGAATCCGCGCAGCAACTCGTCAACGCAATGGAACCGACGATCCGCTCGACTGGGGGCGGAGGCTCGGGTCCGGTCCCCGATAGAGAGCACTCGCTCGAATCCGATAAGATTCCAGCCGAGTGGAAGAAACGGGCCTTGGCGGCCGGCGTCACGGAAAACACCGTGCGCGAGTTCTGTCAAGCCAACGAGATGAACGTCGCAGACTTCTACAAGCAGTTCGACCATCTCGAAAAGTACGCAGGCGGGACGAACCCCATTGTGAGCGAGGTACGCGTTGGTAAAGCGACCGCTGGTTGACACGACGATCCGCACGGAGTTCGGCGACGTTCTCGACGACCCGTCGTTTTACGACGTCTCAGGCGCCGACCGCGACCTAACGTACGTGCCTGGCTTCAGCGACATGCGCCGGGCTCGCGATCTTGAGCTGGCGGCTGTGGCAAGCGGCAAGAAAGAGCTGCGCGACGCCAAGCTAGAGCCCCTGCCTGTCAACATGCGCTGGACGCGCCATAGCACCGTGCGTGGCGAGCCCGACGGTCGCAAGCAGATGACGTCTGGCAACCTTGGCTACGCAGCCGTCAACAAGGACGAGGTGGGCAAGCACGAATGGCTGAAGGCCATGCCCCCAGGCGCCACAGTCGGCGCTGACGGCTCGATCCGCAAAGGCGATACCATGCTCATGGTTACGGACGGCAAAACAGCTGCTCGCAACGCCGCCCGCAAGGCCGTGCAGACGGATCGCATGCACCGTGAAACCGCAGCCGCCAAAGGCGGACTGCTCGAAGTGGGGTCTCGCAAAGAAGGTTTGGACCCCTTTGTGCGGCAGGAAGCCGCAGGAGGTAAGTAATGGCTTACGGACTTGTTCCAGCGCGGGGCAATTGGGAAATGCGTTGGTTTACCACGACTTCGGCGGCAACCTTCGCCAAAGGTTCGTTGGTCAACCTTGGCACCACGCACTTGCTGGAGGAATATGCCTCCACGGACTCGCAATACCTCGGTATTGCGATGAGCCACTCGACGGCCTCGACTCCTGTGGTCGGTGGAACCGCCAGCATTCTGGTGGCGATTCCCGCGCCAAACTGCACCGCCTACTCGGACCTCACGACCGGCGTCACAGCGTCGGCGCTCTCGGTTGGCAAGTCGTCCCTGATCTACAAGCAGGGCAACCACATGTCGTATGCTTCAACGGTGATGGGTGAGGCGTCGCGATTCAGCGCTCTCTGCGTCATCGTCGGGCCGGTCCAGGCCGATACGTCGCAGGTTGAGATCGCGTTCACCGCGTTGACGGGCGTAATCTACAGCTCCTCGTCCGCGACCTTCGCGACCTAAGGAGGAATTAGCACATGACCATCACACGCTCGCAAGCCCTCAGCCTGCTGGAGCCGAAGCTCAGCAACATCTGGCACGAGGCGTATCCACAGCGGCCCGTCGAGTACACGTCGTTCGTCAACGTGCGCAGTACGCGCAAGCGCGTTGTGACCGACTTCAAGCTTTCCGACTTCGGCCCGTTGCGGCTCAAGGGCGAAGGCGAAGCCATCATCTACGACGACCCGCTGTTTGGAGCCGAGCAGGTCTACACGCCTGTGCGCTTTGGTCTTGGGTACAAGATCACGCAGGAAATGGTCGACCACGAGCTCTATGGGCAAGTTGAGAAGTTCGAGCGCGCCCTCATCAAGTCGGCCGTCGACCTCCAAGAGACTGCCGCAGCCCGCCTCTTCAACAACGGGTTCGGCACGACAGACGCGGACGGCTTTGAGGCTACCGGCTTCGACGCGCTTCAGCTGTTCAGCACCGCCCACACGCGGCTGGACGGTGGAGCCGTCCTGCGAAACCGGCCCTCGGCCGACATCGACCTTGGCGTGACAGGCCTGCAAAACGCCATCATCGACTTCCACACGCAGAACCTCGACGACCGGGGCCGACCGCAGCTTATTCGGCCGCGCCTGCTCTGGATTCCGCCAGGGGAAATCTTCACGGCCCGTGAGCTACTGTCGAGCGAATTCAAGCCCGGCACCGCGAACAACGAGATCAACGCGTTGCGCGAAGAGGGCCTGAGCTTCGTCGTCTTGCACTACCTGACCGACACCGACGCATGGGGCTTGCTGGGAGAACAGCACGACCTGAACTTCGTGTGGGATCAGCGCCCACGCGGGGGCATGGAGGAAGACTTCGACTCCGAGGTCATCAAGCGCAAGGTGGTCGAAGGGTTCTTCGTGGGGCACGGTGAGTGGCGTGGAACGTGGGCCACATCAGGCGGCTAAGCCGCAAGGAGGCTAAGCTATGCCTTATCTAAGCGGCGACACGACGGTCTTCTCGAACATCTCGTTGAACGACGCGACCGTAGGCCGCTCACAGTTTCGCGCGTCGCGCGTCAGCTCGACCGTCTCGATTCTCGCCAACGCCATTTGGGGCTCGACGGTCTCGATTGGCGGGTTCAACTTGCCGACGATCAGCTCAATCAGCTCGCTGGTCGGAGCGTTCACCGTGCAAGGCAGCGCGTCTAGCTTTACTGGCATCGCGTTTGCCGGCGTCGCTATTGGCGACACCATTTTGACTGGGATTATCCAAAGCGGGGCTGTCTCGTCCATTTCCAGCGGACTCGTACCCCATTCGCATGTTACGGTCGCTGGTCAGATCGAGTTTCGGCTCTCAAACGTCAGCACGCTGGCGCAGAGCCAGTCAGCGCAGAGCTGGGTGTTCACGAGGGTGAGAGCATTCTAGGCAAGGGGTAGAAGGCTGCTTGACGGGCTGGACTTCGCGGTCCGGCCCGTTTTGCTAAGGAGGACATGGTGGCACGAGACCTTTCACTTCGCGTCGTCTTGCTGGACTCGGCAAGCACGAACACCAGCGGCCCCGTCTTCGTTGGAGACATGCGCCTGCTCACGGTGTCGTTCTCGTCTATCGGCTCGCTCGGCGCCAGCCGCTTTACACTTCAGGGCTCAAACGCCGACGGGCTCCGCACCGCCGACCTCGGCGCGTCGACCTCCGACACCAACTGGTCGTTCATCAGCGGCGTCAACATGGTTGGCGTGACGCCTGGCATGGTACTGCTCGACCCGCCTGGCTATCGTTGGCTTCGCGCGCATGTCACGCCCTTCGTGGACTCGACGCTCTCCTACACAACGCTGATCCTCAACGGGCGCGGGTGGTAGCGTGGACGCGCTTTTGCCGGTCGCGCTGGTCGCGGGCGCAGGGCTAGTCGCGTGGGGTGAGCTGCGCGCCAAGGTCAACGGGCTGCGGAGTGATGTCGACGATAAGGCCAGCAAAGAGATCGTCGTGAGCATCGACGAGCGACTCGACCGCATTGAGATGAAGCTCGACCGCCTGGTCGAGCAGCCGTAATGTGGCGCCGGTTCTGGACGCGGCTGCGCTGGCTGTTCCTCGGCAAGTGGCCGGCCGTCACGCAGCAGCTTGCCCCGCTTCGGCGGCTCACGCCGCTCGTTGAGGCCGAGGAGGTCGTCATGCGGCTTGCTCCGCTGCGGGCGAAGACCCAGTATCGCGTCGCCCTTACTGTAGGCGGCGCAACCACCGACGTCTATCGCGGCCCGCACGGCGCGCACGCCCGCCAGGTCTACGAGCAGGTCCAGCCGCGTGCAGGCGAAACGCTCTGCTTTTGGGACGGCGTAAGCTGTCGAGGCGAGAAACATGGCTGATGTCACCATAAGCGCCCTGCCCGCCGCGACCAGCGCCACGTCGCTCAATGAGATTCCTGCGAATCAGGCGGGGACCACGCGCAAGCTCACAGTCGAGCAGGTCCACGATAGCTACGTGCTGGGCCGCGACATGAGCACGGTGACGATCAACAACAGCGCGACGACGACCAGCATTTACAGCGTCAACATCCCTGCTCGCGCGCTGGGCACGAACCGGATCGCTCGCACGTTTATTCTCGGTGAGTATCGCCATACGGCAGGCACCGCATCCAGCGGCGTCAGAATACGCGTGGGTTACAGCACAACGACGATGTATCATGAGACAGCAGCCACACCCGCAGTCAGTGCGAATTCTCGCCCGATATGGGCGGTCTTCGACTTGGTCAATCGAAACGCTACGAATGCCCAAGCACTAGGTGGACTCATTGAGTTTGGCGCTCCTGGTGCGCTAATAGGTGAGGGTGACATGGGTACTGACGAGATTGTTTCCGCTACGCCCTTACGCGGACTCGCCGCCATCGACAGCACCTCCGCCGCAACCTTCGAAGTTTTCGTGCGCTTGAGCGACGCCAGCACCCTGATGTCGTTTAACAAGTGGTACGGCTACACGGAGCTGATCTAGCATGGCCGCAGGCACGACCCACATCCTGACCGAAGCGCTTGACTTCCTCCAGACCGAGGCGGACGGGGTCAACGACAATCATTTGCTGCAAGAAGCGGTCGGCACCGCCATCTTTGGCTCTGGCTACTTCCTGCGTCGTCGCTGGGATGCGTTGACGGGCGTATGCTGACGATCTACCGCAGCGAAGGAAGCGCCAGCCTGCGCCGCGTGCCGGTCTGGCTTGTGGACTCGACGGGCACCGCGCCCGTCAGCGCTGCAGGGCTCCAGCCGCAAATCACCTGGCTTGCCCGCGCCCCAGTGGCCACCGTAAACACGGCAGCCACCCTATCGCTAATCTCGGCGAACGCCGGGCTGCACTACGTCGAGCTTGCCGCCTCCGAGGTCAGCGCCCTCGGCATTTTCGCCGTTCAGGCCCGCAGCGCAACAGCCATCGCCCAGACGTCCTTCGGCCAAGTCGTCAACTACGACTCCGGCGACTCCATGCGCTTTGGCCAGTTCGCGCTGCCCAACGCCGCTCCAGCCGTCGCTGGCGGGCTGCCTACCTTCGGCTCTGGGGCAGGCCAACTAAACCTGTCTGGGGGCAGCGTAGGCATCGTGCCGGGCATCCTGAGCGGGGTGTCGGTCGAGGTCAAGGCGACCGGAATCGTGCCCGCTTCCGTGGGTGCGGGTACCTATTCGAGCGTCACCATTCAGGGGCTCTCAAACTACGCCAATATCAGTAATGTGACGCTGGCAGCGGGCACACACTCCGGCGCGACTGTGCAAGGCGTCACGCGGGTCAACTCTAGCGTGACTCCAGCAGATGCCACGTACAGTGCTGTCACAGTCCGCTTGGAGACTGGCGTGTCCTACTCCGACGTGACCATCGCGGGCGTGACGCGCGTAGACAGCTCCGTGACAATCCGCGATGCTACCTATAGCGCGGTGACTGTCCGCGTGACGGCCTTTGGCGCAACCAGCTTCCTCGCGGGCGCCATCGACGCAGCGGCGCTCGCCACTGACGCTGGCCAGGAGATCGCCGACCGCGTGCTGCTCCGCAACATTGGCTCCGGGGCCGACACGGGTCGCCTGGTGCGCGATGCCTTCCGCGCCATCCGCAACCGCGTCGATGGCTCGTCCAGCGTGATGACGGTCTACGAAGAGGACGACGCGACAAGCGCCTGGACCGCGAGTATGTCCACGAACGCCGGTGGCCACCTGATCGAGCTCAACCCGGCGGGGCCGTGATCTGGCGCTTTTGGCAGTCGTGGGGGAATGAAGCGCCTGTTGTGACGGGTGCGGGCGGTGGAGGGCTGCGCGGGCCGCTTTTCTTTCCGTGGACCTGGAGCCCAAGCGGGCCGGGCAACGGTGGGGGTGGCTACTACATGCCGAGCTGCCGCGCACGAAGCGCCCGTCTTACAGTCGAGCGGTACCGCCGTGTGGACGATGACGTGCGTCTTGCGTGGGAAGCCGCGTATAGACACTTTCACGAATAGCGGGTAACTTTCAACATGCCGATCCTCAACCTGGGCCAAATCGCCTCGACCGCGAGCACCTTCGCGGGCGGCCGCGCCGACTGGGCGCTGAGCGAAGCGTCGGCGTACGTCAACATCGCCGTGTCCGGCTACGTCGGCCAAGCCGCCGGCATTCAGCACTCCACGAAAGAAGCGCTGGCGGTGTCCTCGACGACCAGCGGCGGCAACCGCATCGCGTTCCCCGCCGACTATGACTACGCGCTGGGCCTGACGGTCGGCATTCCCAACTCGTGGTCCACCGCGACGTCGCGCATCACGACCTGGGAGCCGATGCGCAAGTTCGACGGCAACTGGGCGGATACCTTCTCAGGCAACTTGGATGGCGGCGAGCCCGAAGCTTACGCCGAGTACGCGACGTGGTTGGAGCTCGTGCCCTCGCCCGACAGCCGCTACAGCCTGAACTTGCGCTACATGACCAAGGCGCCGACCCTGGTGGCCAGCACGGACACGCCGGTCCTCGACGAGCAATGGCACTGGGCAGTCGTGCTGAAGACCGCCGAGCTTCTGGCGGGCAGCCGCGACGACAGCGAGCGAGAGCTGATGAACCGCAATCGCTACATCGAGTACGTCAACATACTCCGCACCGACCAAGCCAAAAAGCTGCTCGACAAGCGCGGCGCTCGCGTGGCGTACGTGCGAAAGCTGAGGTAGGCGTGCCATGGACAAGTGTCGCCGCTGCCTCGCAGTCGTACACGACTCTCACCAGCTCGGTACGAACGTGGACGTCCTCTGGCCACTCCATCGAGGCCACGTCTGCCGTGTCGCGTCTCAACCGTGTTTACCCACAGACCGACTCCGCGACGACCGACGTGAACTTTGTCTATCGCGTACAGAGCGAGTTTCCGTGGCGGGTCGCCTCTGGCAACGCCGTCGTGATCCAGTCTACGATCACGCAGGGGGTCTAGCATGCCACTGAGCACGTTTACGCGTCTTGAAGCCATCGCTGAGCGAAGCGAGGCCACTCCAGGGCTTTTCAACCAACGCTTTAGCGCACTCTCGCAAAACATCGACCAACTCAATAGTGATGTTTCAATCAGTGCGGACTCGCTGACTGGCTGGAATAAGGGCAGCGTTACCACCTACATAAACACAACGAGTGGCATCTCGCTCGCGGGTAGTATCCTTACGACTAGCCGCATTAGTAGCAACGTCAGTATTCTCGCGCTCGCCTTGTGGGCTTCGGATGTCTCGGTGGGAAGCATTATAAGTACCAGCCGTTTGTCCTCGTCGGTCACAATAATTGGCAACGAGGTCTGGGCAAGCGGTTTTAGTGGGCTCGCGTCGATTGCCAGCTTTAGCCTCGTCAGTAGCTCTCGCACAGTCCGCGCAGCTGAGCTGTGGAGCAGCGGCTTATCGGTTGGTGCGAGCCACTCTACGTTTGGCGGCGCTATCTTCGTTCTGGCTGGCGGTGCCACGCCACAGAACGTTGGCGGCGCTCCCATTTACCAATCGGCGGGCACCGATCCCAAGATGGTCTTCTTTAACACGACCTACGCGGTAGACAATCGCAACTGGGAGTTCGTCGGCGGCGCGAACGCGGGCAACGTCTTCCTCGGCCGGGTGCGGAACGACGCTGACAACGCCGGCGAGGAATGGCTCCGGGTCACACGGGGTACTGGTGCATCAATTGGCACTATTGCGTTTTCCTCGGGGACGCTCTCGCTCCAAAGCGTCAAGTTCAACCTCAGCAACACGGGCGCCGGGTCCGCGCTGTTGGGCGCCAACAGCCCGGCCG